GGTGAAAATGGCGCTAATTGCTACTTTTTAGCTAACTCACAGAAGCAGTCACGAATTTTATTTGATGAATCAAAGGCGATGATTGAAAAATCACCTTATTTATCTGAACGATTTGAACCATTGCAATCTGAGATTAGATTTCCAAGCACTAATTCCAAAATGGTGGCAATGTCGGCTGAAAAAACAAACAAAGACGGCGAAAATCTTTACTTTGGAGTATTCGATGAAATCCATGAATATGAGGATTATACGTTAATTAACGTCATGAAACGATCTCGTGGGATGCGAAAACAGCCATTAATTATCTATATTACGACTGCTGGATATGTTTTGGATGGTCCTTTGATGGATTTTATCGATAATGCGCATGATTGTCTCAATAATTATGATGACCATATCGACGAACGGACTTTTTATTATATTGCTAAATTAAATAATGTTGAAACAATAGATGACCCAGAGACATGGATCGAAGCTAACCCTAATATTTGTTTAATGAATATGGTTTCAATGGTCACAGATTTTACTAAGGACCGAAAGAATCCACAAGAATTAGCCGACTGGATTACTAAACAATTTAATATTTTTAGTGACACAAGTGAATTAAGCTTTGTTGACACTGAAACAATTAATAAAAACAATCGTGATATCGATTTAAGGACGCTTGAAGGCCGTCAATGTGTAGGCGGGTATGATTTATCGGAAACAGAAGACTTTACGGCTGCATGCCTTGAATTTCCGCTTGATGATGGTTCTGTTTTCATACTCGAAAAGTCGTGGATACCACATGCTCGCTACTTAATTGACAAGAACCCGCGGCGACTCGATGAATGGATAAAACAAGGCTATTTAGAAATTATTCCGGGTGACTATGTTAACTATGAGTATGTTTATAAATGGTTTGTTGAACAATCAAAAAAATATAATATTGTACAAGTTAATTACGACAAGGCAAAGGCATTGTTTTTAAATGGTTCGTTAGAGGAATATGGATTTAATACGCAAGAAGTTCGCCAAGGCTTTATTACTTTGGGCGGACCAATGCAGAATTTTAAAGAAATGATGCTTGATGCCAAAGTTGTCTTTAATAACTCAAAAATGTTCCGCTGGTATTTGAACAACGTCCACATGAAGCGTGATCGAAACGGAAACTGGTTGCCAACTAAACAAAATCAAAAGCGTAAAATTGATGGATTTGCGGCAGCTTTAAATGCTCATGTAAAAGTAATTGAAATTCTGATTAAACCAAATCAAACTAGCAGAATACACTTTGTATCATTTAAAGACCTGTAGGAGGTGATGCTTTTGAACTTTTTTGGAAAAATTAGTGGAACATTTAAAGCTCTGCTACGTCAAAAAAGGCAGACTAATAAATTCTCGCTTTGGCCCGGTCAGACCATGTTATCGCTAAGCAATAGTAATGTTGAAAATAATGAAATGATTTTTAGTGTGATTTCACGCTTAGCCAACACACTGTCTTCTTTGCCATTGAAAGAATATAAAAATTACGAAGCACAGCAGGGTGATCTGACAGAATTGCTAAATAATAGTCCTAATGAGAATATGAGCGGTTTTGAATTGTTAAATCAGCTTGAAGTTGCTCGAAATGAAACTGGCAATGGCTATGCTCTGATTGAACGAGATGAACGGCAACAACCGATTGCTGTTTGGCCAATTGGTTCTAGTTATGTTTTGCCTAAAATCAATACAGATGATAATTCACTTTGGTATTTTATTACTGGTCTACATGGCAATTTAGTTGTGCCTAATACAGATATTATTCACGTCAAGCATATTACTGGACCAGCACGCATACTTGGAATCAGTCCACTTGATGTTTTACGTAATGCACTTGATTTTGATGGTGCAGTTCAAAAATTTTCTATGAATGAGATGTCTAAGACCGATAGCTTTATTCTTGAGTATGGTGCAAATGTGGATGAAGAGAAGCGTCAAGAAGTTATTGATGATTTTAGACGATTCAAGCAAGAAAATGGTGGTGTGTTTTTTAACGAACCGGGTGTTAAAGTTAAGCCGATTCAGCGCGATTTTGTTCCTTCTGATAATGCCAGTACTGATCAAACGACACGGATTCGAATTGCTAATGCGTTCGATATTCCAGTGTCGTTTTTAAATGACATTTCTAGTGGAAGCTATAGCTCAAATGAGCAATTAATGACGCAATTTGTGCAAATGACACTTTTACCGATAGTTAAACAATACGAATCTGAGTTTAATCGTAAACTGCTAACTAAGGCTGATCGATCAAATGGTTATTATTTTAAATTTAACGTTAATGGTTTACTCCGTGGTGACACGCAAGCAAGAACTGCTCTATATAGCACTGGGCTACGCAGTGGTGTATTTACACCAAATGATGTTCGTAGATTGGAAGACATGCCACCAGCAAATGATGAATATGCAGATAAGCTTTGGATCTCTGGCGATTTATATACGATTGACACGGATCCAGAGCAACGAAAGGGGGTGAATAATAATGGCAACGAAAAAGCACAAACAAAAATTTTGGCAAATGAAGCAGGCAGAAAATAATAGTGCAGATATCAATATTGATGGTGAAATTGTAAGTGATGAGTGGGAAGATAGCGATACTTCTGCTGCCGGATTTCGAGATGATTTAAAAGGACTTGGCGATGTAGCAACCATCAATTTGCATATTAATAGTCCTGGTGGGTCAGTTTTTGAGGGTATTGCTATTTATAATATGTTAAAACAGCATAAAGCGACCGTTAATACCTATGTTGACGGTTTAGCTGCATCGATTGCTAGTGTCATCGCGATGGCGGGTGACACTATTTTTATGCCTAGAAATTCCATGTTAATGATCCATAATCCTTGGACTATGGCTGTTGGTAATGCGAGCGATTTACGAAAACAGGCAGACGAGCTTGACACAATTACTAAATCTAGTGTTGTCACTTATTTAAATAAAGCTGGCGATAAATTAGACGAAGAAACTTTAAAGCAGCTTATGGACGAAGAAACATGGCTTACAGCAGATGAATCCATTGGTTATGGTTTAGCTGATGAAGTTTTAGAGTCAAATAGTGCTGTGGCTTGTCTGAATGGTGACATGGTTCAACGTTTTAAACATATCCCTAAACAATTAATCAACACATATAATCAAACAGAAGATATTGACAAAGAAAAACGTCAACAGATTTTGACTGAAGCAAAGCAACATAAAAATGAAACCAACTTAATCCTAGGAGGGATTCTATAATGGCAGCAACCTTATTTGAATTAAAAGATAATTTACAAACCATCGGTGCTCAAATGAACAAAATTGATGATGAATTAGTCGATAAAGCTAATAATCCAAAAACAACAGCTAAAGAATTAACTGATTTACAAAACACTAAAGAAACGTTACAAAAACGTTTTGATATTGTTAAAAAGCAGTTTGATGAACAAGATACAAAACAAAAGGCTTTATTACGCGCTAAAGGACAAAATAATCAAAATAATGATCCTAAGCAGCGTAAAATCAATGCATTTGCTAGTGTGATCAAGGATGTCATGAACAAAAGTGCCAAGTACGATCAAGACCGCTTTAAGGATGCACTAACGGTTGGCACAACAGCACCTGGTGGAGATAATAATGGTAATGGCGAAGCCTTCTTACCAATTAATATTTCCTCAGACTTGATCAGTGAACCATTTAAAGAAAATCCATTGCGCAATGATGCCACATATTCTCAGGTTACGAATTTAGTTATTCCACGTATCTCTGTCGAATTTGGCGATGCTTTTAATGCACTTGCTGATGGTGATGCTGCTAAAGAAGCAGAAGTGAAAGGCGAACAAGTTAAATTTGGACGGTTTGAATCTAAAGTTCGGATTGGTTTGTCAGATGCCATTATGATTGGTACAAACACTGCTTTAGTACAATATGTTAACGATGCTTTGTTAAACGGTGCTTCACAAGCTGAATTAATTCGCGCGTTTTCTACTGCTCCTGCTACTGGTGAAGAACATATGAGTTTTTACAATGCATCTAACGCGGTTAAAACGATTGCGGCAACTGATATGTATTTAGGTATTAAGAAGGCACTGGCTGATTTAGATGATGCTTACGCTGACAACGCAAAGATCTATATTACTCGCTCTGATTATTACGATATCGTTGAAAAACTGGCTAATAATTCCACAGCATTGTATGGCGCTCAACCAGAAGAAGTCTTAGGTGCACCAGTTGTATTTACTTCACGAGCAGTTAAACCGGTTATCGGCGACTTTAGCTTGTACCACGCTAACTATGATCCGCAGTCTTCTATCATGGAACAATACAAGGATTACCAAAAAGGCATCAACTACTTCCAGGTTACTTTATATTATGATGCGCAAGTTAAATTAGCATCTGCATTTCGGATTGTAGACGTAGCCCCAAAAGCGTAACGCCACCTACTGATGGTGGTAACACCAATGGAGACGGTGGCGAAACGACACCAAGCAACTTAGCAACAGGAATTGTTGGGAGCCAAAAAACAATGACATTAACGGTTGGGCAGTCTAAGGATATTACCGTCACAACTGATCCTGTTGATGCAACAAACGCTAACGAAATTATCGCAACAACTACAGCAACTTCAAACGATAATACTATTGCTACCATCGCAAACGGTACAGCAACTGGTACATTTACAGTTAGTGGTATTAAAGCTGGTACTACTACTGCCACATTTAACAGTGGCAATTTAAGTACAACCTTAACGGTGACTGTAAATGATGTAACTGATCCAACTAAGTAGGTGATTAAATGTTAACCACGGAACAAATCAAAACTTCGCTAAGAATTGATGA